TGATACCTGGATGGGCATTTTCAGAAACCGAAATAATCTTTTCTACACATTGTTCTGCTAGTTCTTCAGGAGTAAATCCCCTGTTCTCTGTAGTTCTAACGCCTACAATCTGTTCATTCTGTGGTACGCTTACATCTATCTTAAACATTTACATATCCATCCTTGGCTGACCATCACGATAGTTATCTCTTTTTAATCTACCTTCACCCAACACCAATAACCTACTCATAGCTTCATCATACTTTTCTTTATACATTGCAAGAACATCTTGTTCTCCCTTCATAAAGATATACGCATTCACCAAGCTTCCGTAAAGCAACGCTTGTTCTGCATTATCCCCTAGCCAAGAAGTGCTTGAAGTAACAATAGAAGGTGGATCAAAATAATAGTGCAATTGAACTACATAGGTTGCGTCTGGTGTTGGAGCCACTATAAAGTTTCCGTGAGAACTAGGTGATGTTACATCCCCATCAAACTCTGAGTAATACTTTGGCAGTCCACTTGTTGATTGATTTGGATATGCCTCACGCATAAAGTTTACATCTTTCTCAATAAGAAAGTTATAATTACTACTGCCGTCTACTACAGCAAAAGAGAATGGAGCTAAAAAGTCTGATGGTCTAGCAACATATGGATTGTTTATAGTTACATTAGCAGTAACATTCTTCCTAAGTTCTGGAAGCATTACAGATCTATATATTAACTCCTCTGCTTGTCTAACAAACGTAGGTATCTCAGCAACAAAAGTTGTTTCGTTATTTTCGGTGAAGTCTTGTATCGACTGTACTAACTCAGCGTAATTCATTCTTCAGCCTCATTATAAAGATTATCAAATACTCTATTCACATCTAGTGTATAGTCTAAATCGCTTTTTGAATAGTGTATATGCTGAGATGGTTTAAAATCTGGAGCACCCTTTCCAGTCTCAAACCAAGCAGGGTGCGTTACCCTTACACGATTATTAGGGAGTGCCACTACGTTCCCAGTCCATTCTCCTGCATCAAGAAGCTGTAATACATGAGCCTGTTTGTGTTGAGCGGGATCATCTGCAACATCAGTATCGGTGTAGTCTACAGTAAACAGATAATTTGCTGCAAACATTTCTCCGCCTATCTTAGCCATCCAAGGACATGGGGTTGCCCTGTCAAGCTTGTATACTGCATGAGTATGGGATGGGCAGTCCCAAGGCTGTGCGTCATGTACCGCCATAGGTTCAGGCCATTCTTCAAGTGGTTCATCAGCTACTAAAGCAGTGATCGGCATCCTAGCCCACATTGCACCACCATGCACATTCTCTCCACCCTCCTCATCAGCCTCAGATCCTGTGAATATAACCTGAAAGCTTAGACATCTATTAGGCATAGTAGTTACAGCAATAGCCATAGCATGAAGGAACTCGCCGTGATAACGCTCATGGTTACATGTGTATTCACGACGAACCCAACACTTAAAATGTGGTATGTTGCTTTGAAGGTATGCCATTAGTTCAATTGAACTTTATCCGTTACGTCTAAATCTTTGTGGTCTAGCTGCACCGCTACCGCGAGCAACACCACCCTTAGCCATACCCTTCTTCTTCATAGAGCCGCCCATACCCCTTTTAACAACACCGCCTTTAGCCATGCCTTTCTTTCTCATGGAACCACCACCCATTTTCTTAATAGCTCCACCCTTGGCGTAACCCTTCTTCTTCATAGCTCCTCCTTTAGCCATACCTTTCTTTTTCATCATACCACCGCCCATTTTCTTAGTAGCTTTTTTAGCAGCCTTACCTAATATTGCTGTGCCTGTTACAGGACTTAAAAGTCTGGCTGCTTTTAAAATAGCCTTACCTACTTTTTTAGTAGCCCTTGATTTTTTAGAAGTAACTTCTGATTTGTTACCTTTTTTTGCAGTAGAAGCTTTTTTAGATTCTGCTGCCTGTTTACTTACAGACATATCTGTATCAGTAGACCTATTTGATTTTGGGCCTGCCATAAAATTCTTATTGCTTTTACTAGGATTTTTTCCTTTAGCAATTGATTTTTCAACCTGAGCTTTAGTCATGCTGCCTACTAAAGTTTCTTTATCAATTTTATTTTTGGAGCCTGGTCTTGCTTTTGGCTTTACAACTGACGCAGGTTTTTTCCTAGGCTTCAAAGCCCCACCCGCTTGCATCTTGCCTACGCCATCAGCAGCAAAGAATGGGACTTTCTTTCCGCCCTTCTCTACCATTTTAAGCTTGCTTCCTTTGCTCATAGCAATAGGCTTCTTCATAGCACCGCCCTTAGCCATGCCTTTTTTCTTCATGGCTCCGCCTTTTGCGTAGCCTTTCTTTTTCATTGCGCCACCTTTGGCGTAACCTTTTTTCTTCATAGCCATTTTAGTCTCCTTAGATTTGTGACGTTAAACAATAGTTATATTCCCTACCATACTACTGTGGTTTGTGCATTGATACACCAAAGATGTATCGGAGGGTTCGTGAGGCACAATGAATTGTGTCAGTCCTGTTGTTGAATTGTAGTTATCTGTAACACCTGTAGTGAAAGCAGAGCCACCGTTAGATGTTCTAATCTGCAAAGGATGGCTACCTACATTAGCTGCGTTGTTAATTAGGTAAGTATGCCCCTTGTAGAAAGTAAAGTTTGGATTATTACCAGACGTAGCCCCAGGGCCAGTAAAGGTATAAGCAGATGATCCGTTTGTTCCTGCGGTGTATTTGGTTACAGGGCCAGTTGTCTCATCATTAACTCGAATCCACGCTCCACCGTGTGCAAAATATAAGCCCCCAGTCGCATGAACATGGGCTACAGCGCCGTGATATGTCGATGCACTTGGGAGATCACTTAGATTGGCATAGTAAAACACAATTTTGTTTGCACCAGAGCTTACATCTATAATGCCATTGGCATCTATTATATCAGTAAGAGTACTGCCGTTTCCTAAGGCTGCGTATACTTCAGTGAAGTTTGCATTTATCTTAGTAGCACCTGCGCGAAGGGTGTCACCATTCCCGTCATTTGCGTTGCTTCCTATTCCTACACTTTGTAAAGCCATGTTCTATCCCTCGTCAAATGTCTGTGATGTTGAGTCTAGTGTAACTGATGTGCTATCAAATCTATCGGCAACTGATACTGTCGCAGACCCTACTGCTCCTGTAGCAGATACTCCAGTCACTGCTTCCAGTTCTGTTGTAGTAACAGATACCCTACCAACTGATGCAGTCATAAGAGTTCCCTGACTTCCTACAGGATTAAACCCATACAAAGCTCTACTTTCCAACAAAGCCCTATCAGGTCTTGGGTCACGCAAAGACTGAGGATCGTTTATCTTTAACCTACCAAGAAAGTTTTGTGGCTGATCGGGATCAACAACATCTTTCCCAACAAGAAATCCTGTCTTAACACCATTGTTATATTCAGGAACAAGATCCTTTAAAGGGTATCTAAACCCTGTCTTGTCACAGAAACCAAAGGCATATTTAGCTTTTGCGTAACTCATCAGCCACCCATAAACGTATCAAAAGGAACGAACTTGATTGATGCTGTTTCCTCATCCTCACCCGCTGCAAGTTGAAACTGAAATTCATATTCTTGTTTCAACGCTGCTGTTCTTGCAGCAACCTCTGGTCTTTTCATAGCTATGTAATAAGCCAGTCCAGAAACCAAAGCAGGTACAAAACGTGGTGGTACAGATGTCACTGAAGAACCTATGCCAGAAGTCAGACCGTCTATACCTTTGAGTCTAAAGTAAGATAAGGTGTATGTGGTTGTGCTGTCTGGTACAGGCCATAAAGTTATTTTTGTTTCCGTTGGGAGCCTTTGGACGTAGATCTGGGTCGGCCTACCTTGCGTTTCTTTGTTGGTTTGTTGGGCGTAGGTTGCGACACTGACCCTTGAGATGGTGGTATCGGTTTGATTTGTACCTGTACCTGTGCGGATTTGGTGTTCGAGGATGTCAATCGTGTCCGAAGGTAGCGTATAAGTCGCAGTACCTGCCGTAATGGATAGAGTATTAGATTCAATAGTGAAGAGATTAAGCCCACGGTTTTGCCACTCCAATGTTAAAATGTTAAGGCTCCTACGAGCCGTTTTAAGATCATAGCCTGAACGCATTTCAAGACCTGCTCGCTCATAAGCTTCTTCAAATAACTCTGCTAGATCTGGTGTTACTACTGCCATGATGGTTTCCTATGTAACTACACTTCTGTATTGTTTCGTTTTCTTTGCAATTTTTTTAGGTTGAGCCACATACTGCTTGCCTGAAGCCTTGCCTGCTCGCTTTGCTCTTGATGTGGCTGCATACTCAGAAGAGCTAAGAGACTTAATAGCCGAAGAAGGGAGGTAGCGTTCGCCAGTAGCATTACCGCCTTGGGTAGAAGGCTTGCCACTTTTAGTTCGCCACTTCTGCTTAGTCCAAGATTTAAGGCTTTTTTGAGACTTTTTTAGAGCCATTTTTCATTATACCTTTTAAAGTTTTAGCCTGACTAGCGTGTAGCTTTGAAGCTTTGTTTAAACCCTTCACAACTTTTTTTACTTTTCTTTTATTTTTATTAGTGATTCCCATTAGTCTTTATAGCCACCCCCTGCTTTCTTGTAAGCTTTAGCAAGCATCTGAGCTTTTCTAGCAGACCACTGTCCAGATGCTCCGCCCTTACTGCCTGTTTTTATTCTATTAAATATACGCTTTCTTTTTGTAGGCTGAGTATAGTTACCTGCCTCATTAACTTTACTCTTAGTCTTTCCGCCTTTGCCCATACGAATTATACCAAGGTCTTTAGCGTCATCACCTGTTGGATCAAATCCTGCTTTATCTAATTTCACTCTATTACCTTTCAGTTGACTTCCCATCTGAGCACGAGAGATAGCCATCTAACACTTCCATCTTTTTCTAGCTTGTCTCAATCTACTGTTAGGATCTTTAGCTGCTTTAGGAAACTGTTTCATCTGCCCTGCTGATCTTGCACAAAATGACTTACGTCTATTAGCAGCTTTACTTCCTGGCTTAACTTTACCAGTAACAGCAGTCTTTAACTTAGATCCTGGATTCTTTTTACGGTATGCTGCAACGCCTGCTTTAGTCATTCCCGCCCCAGATTTAGTAGGACGGAAATTCTTTTTGTTGCGTTTGGGCATTTCACCCTTTTTCTTCACAGTCATAATTACTCCAATATTAGAGTTATCACTGATCCAGACCCAGTTAATGCGGAAACAAAACAACCATTATCTGCCAGTATACCATCATTAGGAAGGAACACATCGTTCCATCCCGCAGGAATGGTAAGGTCAAGAAGTGTGGCTCCTGTGGCAGAACCATTCTTGATCGTAAAAGCAGTTGTGTTGGTGCAGTATACTAGAACCCCTTGCAGCCTGCTGCGAGAAGGCCCAACTAAGCCTGCTGAGAAACCCGCAGTAGCTACGTTAAAAGCTCGTACCTCTTGTCCTGCCATGTCTATCTCCTATTAAGGTTGAACAGCAGTGTTAAAAGCCTGAGCATACATTACTGTTATGACAACAGATCCTGCGTTACACGCCGCACTTGAAGTGGCTGTTAGTTTTAAATCTGATGCTCCAGTGTTCTTCCATGTAAGTGTACCACCACCAGAAATGCCTAGTGCTTTAATACCTACAGTGGTTCCAGAAGCGAGAGTATTAATGAGAGTTGCTGCACCGCCTACGGTATCACCGACACTAATATTTGTTGTGGTGTTAGCTGCTGTTTCTAAATCAATAATTATGTTTACAATTTTTGAATTAGCGGGAATTACTACATTTGTAGCTTCTGCTGCAACAGCACCGCCAGAAATGTCCATTACATGTTGTTGAGTCATTACAACATAGCCTACGTTTGCTATGTCTGTTCCAACGACAGTACCCGTTGTGTTTCTAATATTACCTGCCCGAATCGGGCCTGAGAAAGTTGTAGTACCCATGTTGATCTCCTGTCTTGGGTTACGTCAGCAGCATCATGCCGCTGTCAGGGATAAATTAACAATAACATATCTTATGAAAAAAGAAAGGGGCGAGTAAACCCGCCCCTGTAAAAGTTCAATTGAACTTATGCACCTGGAGATCCATACATTCCTAATGGATCTGATACACCGAAAGAGTAACGCTCTCTCGCTTTGTAGCGAACGTTTCCTGTATCGAAGTCTCCGTCCATAGATGTCTGCATAGCAGTACGCACAAAGTGCTTCATGCCGTTTGGAACATCTGTGGTTAAGAAGAACGCATCGTTATCAGTTAGATAATGATTTACGCGGTAACCTTCTGGTATGGAGCCATTGGTATTAATTGCGTTAATATCGTTATCTGCTGTTCCGACACGAAGATCTGTCTGCAACAAGCGAGTCGCAACAAACATCAATGCAGGCGGAACGATCAACTTACGAGGACGTGCCGCAATTAATAGACCACGTTCGTCAGTGAACGCAGCAATATTAATAACCGCTTGCTCTAAAGATGTTTCGTTCAAGTCAGCCGCAACCGCAGGACGGTTTGCGTTTGAACCACCTTCAACTGTTGGGTGAGTGGTTGCAAACAAAGTTACACCGTCCCCTGAGTTGAATGTAGTAAAGCCTGTATTAAGCAAAGATGCCGCTTTAACCTGCTTTGTATATGCCATACCTCTAGCTAATGCTTTGGTATAACGAGCAGATAGTGAATCATACAGATTGTCTTCCATTGCTTCTTCAGTAATGGAAAATCCCATTGCAACCGTTTCGTGGTTGTAACGAGCTGTGAATGATTCTTGTGCATTGTCGTAAGATATTGATGCGCCTTCAGCTTTCACTGGGGCAGCGCCAAATCCTGACAACTTCACTTCTTCTTCAAAACTGCGATCTGAGTTCTCAGTTTCATAGACTTCTGCATGTTCGCCTTCGTACTTCTCGTACTCTAAACCGAATAATGCGTTAAGTCCTGGTAATAGCTCTTTGAGGAGCTGTGCGCGTGATATAGCCATCGTCTAAACTCCTTATAAGCCAACGTTATTTGTCATCTGGTGAGCGCCTGGATTGAACTTTACAAGTACATCTGGGAACGCATCACTAGCAGGTGACACATGAGAAACGATGCGGAATGCTGCCGCAGCCGTTTTTACAGTAGCATCCAATGCAGATGTAGAGTTACCTGTCGAGGTAGAACCTGTCGAAGTAGACTGCACTGCTGCAAAAAATGTGTTTGAGCCAATGATTGTTTGAGCACCTGTACCATCAAGCTGTGCTTGGAATAGTACATTTGGATCATCAATCACATAGGCTTTAATAGCATCACCGTTGGATGTACCAGTTGGGTAATGCTGATCCTGTACCAGTTGACCTGAAGAGTTAACGTATTCACAACCAACGAAAACGCCTATTGCGCCAACGCCTGAAGTGCCTGATATGCTATTGGAGGTTAGGTCTGAACCTGAACCTGTAGCCAACGCAATGTACCCATCTGCCCCAATGATGACGGCTTGACCATAAAATAGGTTTGTACCTTCACCTGCGGGATCGATGAGATATTGGTTCGTAGAACCTGCATACGGCATTCCATCTGATCGTCTGATCGGACGTAGTCCGTAGGGAGCTGCTGTAGTAGCCATGTCTCATACTCCTAAAAGTTTAAAATTACGACAAGCTACTCTTTCGAGTCACTTGCCAAACGAGTTCCGTGTGCTTCGTTCTGGTTTTAGAACTGGCATACGAGGGTCTGAGTTACGCAAGTAGCTGTTATCCACAGCATCCATTTGGCTTTCTGCCTGTCGGAGCTGTGCCTCACGTCTAGCTTGCACATTTTCGGTAGAGTTCTGGCATAGCAGCAATCCACCGACCTCAATATTGTCTGTAAATCGAGAATCGATATCAGACACAACTTGAAGGTTTGGGTGATCATCTTTACGAACAGGTGTCCATCCCTCACGAAATCTGGAAGATACATTCGTATTGTCACTGTTCCCAAGTGTTGATGTGCGAATCCAACGGTATTCAATACCATCTTTGGGTTCGGGGGTCGGTAACAACGAAGGTCTCGTCCACGACACCTTACGTTTTGACTCTTCACGAGTCTCTGTGTTGCGTGAGTTTCGGTTCGTCATCTTTTCACTTCCTTCATTAATTGCGCCGCATATTGTTCATTTGTCAGACCAAGTCTCTTGGCGAGAGAAACCTGCGTTGAGGTCAGTTGCACTTTGCGTGGTTTTTTGCCACTTCTAGCGGCAGGGGCAACCACGTTACCTGTTCGACGTTGAGGTGCTAACTCCTCAAAAGGCTCATCGTCAAACTCATCTGGGAAGACACGACGCATCGCATCATCAATTTCATTATAGTACTCTTCACTGTCTGGCGCAATACCACTTTTTACAAGTTTTTCATGAACACCAAATGCGTACCCTGTCATTTCAGGATCGTATTCTTTACTCCACTCCCCAAACCAAGGATTGTCTTCTGACCAATCTACACCCATTTGACTAGGTTTTCGCGGCTGCATATTCTGCTGTTGGTACTGTGGTTCTGGTGCAGGCTTAGGCGCAGGTCTAGGCTTGTATGAATCATACTTATCTTTTTCTACACTAAGCTTTGCAATAACTTTGTTAGCTTCTATCAAAGCATCAGAGTCACCAGTTTCATAAGCTGATTTGTAAGCTGCCTCAGCTTTTTCTAACTGAGCATCCACTCTACTTTTAGCTTGATTGACTAGAACTGCCTCACCATCATTGATGGTTCTCTTGAGCTTGTCGTTCTCCTGTTTGATTTGCTCTGCATAACGCAGAGCCTCATCTTGAAGGCGACCTGCTTCTTCTTTTGCTCTTCGTTCCTCATGATACTCAAACTTTAATTGTTTAATGCGTTTTTGAACATTATCATTATAGTTTTCTATTTCATCATCATCAGGAATCTGTGGCTCACTGCCATCAGATCTTCTAGGTTTTCCTTTATCTTGCTCTGGAGTATCATCAACAACTTCTACTTCAAAGCCATCATCCTCCTGATCAAATTGATCTTCCTGAACATCTTGATCCTCAGTGAAATCATCTTCATATTCTTCTTTTTGCGCTCGATTATTCATGCTCTTGAATACCCCCTTGGATCTTCCACAACTGCTTCCACAGTGTCATCGTTAATAAGACGAAACTCTTTCCCATGTACTTTAAATCGAGTGCCTGAGTAAGATCGGAAGATTACGAAGTCTCCCTTCTTGCAATACGATCCATGTGGAAATTTTTCTTTATCAGCATAGGCATCTGCGCCTAGCTCCATAACAAAACCAATAATAGAAGCAGTCTCTTCTGATGCTTTAATCCCATCAG